ATGTCACCAGCCCCTAAGGCTATCCTTGCTGTGGACTCTGAAGTTAATTGTTCTCCTACCCCTAGAACCTCTGTATTACTCCAAATTGCCTTATCTCCTGACCCGTGTGACCCTATCCTTACAGCACCAGACTCATGGTATACGCCATTATTACTATCATTCCCTATATTAAGACTTGCACCTCCAGTAAACGATACTAAGTCTTTTGATATTGCTGTGTATATTTTTGAATCTTTGACCTCAAGCGATAGATCATAATCAGAGTCTGCTAGTATAGAAACTCCAGTAGCCTTAGTTGCTAGTACTGTATTCCCTATAGTTGCGAACCTCTTAATGGCTATACTGTTTGTAGAATAAATTGCTCTGTAAAAGTTGTCTCCATCTTCTAATCTGAAGTCTACGAATGCAGTCACTCCTGCTACTGTACTTCTAAACCTAGTTCTTACCCTAACATCAGGAATGTCTTGATTGTTTGTATACGACATATATAAATCACTATCCTCTGTGAAGGTTATATGTAATCTATTTCTTAATCCCCATTCGGTTATATCATAAGTAACTCCATAATCGTTTGTGTTAATAGACCAATGCTGATTTAACGTATCTGTATTATCAAACTGTTCAAAGTGATACTCATGACTAGATCTTTTCATGGAATAAGGGAATGCTCTGCTATTAAGGTCTGTAAGTGGACTAGATAATGACAAAGAAACTCTCTCTGAGAATACACCAGAATTAGACATATCCTCTACTTTATACCCATTAAGATTAACAGAATGTCTAGAAGCTCCTAATACATAACCTTCTTTAATGTTTACGATAGCCCTACTGTCTAAATAAGTACCACCAAGTCGTTCAACTGTAGCTCCTGTATATTGGTTTACTATACTCATTTTTTGTTGCCTAGTATTAAACTTATCCTGTCATTTCCATTATTAGTATAGCTTATTATATCATTTGAGACATCTAACTGACTGCTTCCATATGTGATTGTAGACAACTGAGTTGCCCCTGCTTCTATCGCAAATAATGTATGTGTGTTATTGGTTAATCCTTCTCCAAACTGTGTGTGAGTTATAACACCAAGGTCAACACTAGAAGGGTCTCTTTCATCTAATAATCTTGGGCTGCTCCAGTCAACTCCATCCTCTGTTTCTGTCAAATAAGACCTAACCGAACCCTGTGCAATAGTAACACCACCAACATTCTCAATATAGTTATCTTTTGTATATATATAGCCATACAATTTGGAGACACCGTTTATAAAAGTAGTTACAACGTTGTCATTATCCGATACCTTACTAAATAACTCTCTCTTTCTAAAGAATGCAGTACCATCTGTTTCATTTGCCTCTACTGTCTTTACTCCATCAACTGCTCTACTTATACTTACAAAGTCCCTACCTTTCAGTTTGAATGCTCCTAATTGTTCTATGACTGGGAATCTATCTATGATAGTAACACCCCAACCCCCGTTATTTACAAAGGATGCTATTCTTCCATTAACGTCTGCACCGTATATTTGTGTCGGTGATACGACACTTAGGTCACTGTATAGTCCTATATTAGCTAGTAGGGTTGATGTAGCACCCCAGTTAAGACCATCAGCTGAAGCTACCTTACCTAATAACCCACCTGCATCACTGACACCCCCTGATGTGAAATAGTTTTCTAATGTGACTCCATTCTTATACATAAACCCAAGACTTGAGAAACTCATTGTCGTGAATCCAGAAGTTATATCTACAGTATCGTGTATGTTCCAGGCTCTACTTCCTCCAGAAGAATTAGTTGTATGTATCATTAACCTACCTCCAAACACAAACGACCCATTTGCACGGTCATTTGTACCCAAAGATATACCAGTGACATTACCCCTCATATAGTTTTGAGAGATTTCTGCTTCTATGAAAGGTGTAACAAGGTTACTTGTACCTGCGAGTTGTAATAAGGTTGTTCCTGTAAGCATGTTATTTACTTGCGAAACTTAGATTCATATCTGGCTCTACACTTGTTGTACTAGGATTATCAGCATTGAATATGCTTAAACTTGGAGTCCCAGTAGGTATTACCGAATAGGTTACACCATAAGGGGTTACTAAATTAAATGGAAGGTTTGTTGTAGCACCTAGATAAGACTTCAAGTCTGCTAATCTAGACACTCCTAACCATGTTGTAGACCCTACAACTGCTTCCCCGTCCCTGACATCGTATTCATTTTCTAATCTGATAGTAACTGCAAAATCTTCTTTACTACGACCTTGCACTGAGAATGTTCTATCTCCTTGAGTTTCGTTAACAGAGTTTTTTAGATTGAAAGACTCTCTAAATGTACCACTTATGTAGTTATAGAATCTATCATTTATAAATATGCCTCTTTGTGTTGCCATTATATATTAGTTAATAAATTAATAAACGAGTTCTGTTGTTGCATTGGAGCACCTTGTTGTGAGAAGTTCATATCACCCATATTGACTGTCTGACCTCCAGACCCCTGTAACATTCTGAATAATGAAGACTGCTGAGCCTTATTAAGTATCATTTCACCGCTATTAACTCTAGCCAAAACCTTGTCTCCAGATGTAGAACTTCCTCCTACAATTCCTCCAGATTCAAATCTTGGGAATTTTACAAGTGGGAATGTAGGTGCTCCTGGAATACTTTCCGCAACACCATTAAATCCACTTATAACTGAATTTACAGCTCTTTCCATATAGAATATTATAGAATTAGCAACCCTCTTTATTGTAGCTGGTATAGACATCCAGAAAGCTTTTATCTTGTTTACTCCAGTAGCTACAGCTTGAGGTAGCAATACCTTAAAATACCACCCAACTGCAAATACAACTTTCCTGATGCCTTCTTTTAAGTTTTCGAATGTCGCCTTAACCTTCGCTGTCCTCTCGAGTGATGATTTAACCAACGTTCCGAATATCAATATAAGTCCAGCGATTGCCAATACAATACCCCCAACTACAATTGCAATAGAAGCACCTATGATTTCCATCATCCTTTTAAACTCTTCTCCCTCAGCTACACTTTCACCAAACATTTCTATTATCAACCTCTTAATCTCTATAAACATTGGTCTAAGAACGTTTTGCCATATTTCAATCATTGTATCCCAAATAGGATTCCACACAAGCATAAAGCCCTCGACTGCTGATTTCATTCCATCAAATATTGCACTAAAAAACAGCCTTGCATTTTTCATAAACTCTGAGTTCATAAACTCGTTAAACTTTATCTTCATATTTTCTACTGCACCTGTAGCCCCACTTGCTGCCTTTTCTAAGAATGAAAGCAGTCCTTGTGCTACCACTTTCACGGCATCTAACAAACCACTCTCTGTAGCAAAGTCTGCCAAGAGTATATTTATAGTGTCTTTAACATTAGAAAGTATTCCATTAAGCGTTTGACTCTGATCTTGCATTGCATTAAAGAAGTCTCCGCCTTCACTAGAGGCATTCTTAAGTGCCTGTTCTACCTCTGGAAAACCTATTTTACCTGCTGTCACTAATGCCTGTACTTCAGCCGTAGTCTTTTCCATAGAATCCGCTAGTAAACCGACGATGTTTATACCTGCAAACCCAAACTGTTTGATATCGATTGCAGATGCTCTACCAACGTTTTTAATCTGCTGTAGGTTAGTTATCATTCTATCAAATTCTGGTTGTGAACCTCCTGTTGCAGAGATAGCATCTCCTAATGAAAGAATTATATCAGCAGCACGTTCTGCTTCTATGCCTGTAGATATAAGTCTCTTATTTCCTGCTATGAGTCCTGGTAATTCAAATGGTGTTGCTTTTGCGTCTTTTTTGATTCTTTCTAATGCTTTATCAGCGGCTTCTGCACTTCCAAGTAGTGTGATGAATCCAATACGTTGCTGTTCGAGCTGTGCTGCACTTTTAACCGCCATTGTACCAACTGCTACAGAGGCAGCACCTACCGCCAGAATAGCACCAGCAGCCACCTTAGCGACTGTTGCAACTTTCCCAGCTATTTTAGAAAACTTCCCACCTAATCCTGACTGTAGCTTACCCATGTCTCTATTGACCTGGTCTACTCCTGTTAATTTTATTTGTACTTGCACCGTTTCTTGTGGCATATTATTGTTCTTTCTTCTTTCGGTATTGACTTTCAGAATCTAAATACCCAAAGAGATTATTTAAAAAGTGTACTGGTTGAGCCTTGTATGTATAGTAATCCCAACCCTTAAACATCTCCAGAATCCTTACCATATTAATAAATTCAGTAAGTTCCTTGTTTTTAGTCTTCTCCCCTCTTTCCCAGAATTTAATAAACTCCCTAAGGGGTATTATTTTTTTCCTGGTGTCCTTACTGCTTCGAGTTTCTGTTGTATTTCTTCCCTCACTGGTTGTTGTAAGACATTGAAGTCTTCCCATTTAAGATTCACACACATGGTTTCTATTAAGAACTTCCTAGAGTCTGCTAGTTTAGACATAGAAATAGACATTGTTGTCTTTGGCGTACTACTCTTTTCATTGTCCTTATTAGCTTCGACATCAAACTCAAACTCCTTATTGCCCATGAGAATATCATTATAGCGATCATCCTCTTCTTGTGTAAGCCATTTATAAGCTTCTACTTCAAACTTTTCTGTTGTTCCAACCTCGAATTTAACTGTTGGTATCTTAGATTTATCCATTCTTTTAATTATAAAAAATTAGTCATTCAGTCATTCAGTTTATTATAGTATGCCCACCTGCGAATGACCAATCAAGTGAGCATACTTATGTACTAAAATTCAGTACCGACTGTTAAACTTGGTACGATCAATGCACTTGTACCTGCTGCACTGTTATCGAACATTCCCATAAACTTGATCTCTTCAACCTGTAAGGCTGCTTGTTCATAGTTTCTAGTGTTTGTTGTCAATTGTACCCTTGGTGTGTCTATTCTAAGTAGATAAGGTGTAACACCGTCAATCAATCCTGCACATGATGGTAATGTTGCTTCAAACCTTACATAGAACTCACTGCAACCGTATGTTGCGTCTACCCAACTTGCTCCCTCGTGGAAGATAGTCATACTACCCTCTACTGTAGGTATACTTAGATCTGATCTTGAAATTGCCTTTGATCCTGATTGGTGTGTGCCTTCTAATCCGTTGTCGTATGTTAGATTCCATTCATTAAGTTTTAATTCAACTCCTTCTGCCCCGTAGGTTGCCCCTTGGTGTATTGTTGCCGTTATATCTGAGAACGTAAATGGAAGAACTGTTTCTCCTACTACGTTGTCTGGTAATGCAACTCCATTTGCTCTTGCTTGTGCAAGTACAGATGTTGTGAACTCTAGAAGGTCATCAGATGCTGTTAGCTCTAAAGACTTTCCTCTAACTCCTGAAAACTTCTCTTGACTGTTGTTTCTGTCTACATTAATTGTTTTAGAAATCATACTACCACTTGTATTTTGATTGTAAGTAATGATTGCTGCTGTACCTAATGCGACTGAACTACCTGCTTCACCTAATGCTAACTCAAACATATGGTGTAAACTTCTTGGAGTACCAAAACCTGTTATGTCTCCCTCTATATCGTTTCTACGTGCTACTATTCTGTCACGGCCTTTTGGCGTACCACTGGTGTCCTCAACCAGCTCCTTGTTAGGGTTAAGCTCTATCCCAACAGACGCCACATGCAACCTTGTTGCTGTTCCAGCCGTAGACGCACCGAATGAACTCTCAGTTTCAATACCGAGATCTTTGTATGCCAATAAATTTGCCATCGACTTCTTTTAAATAATTTAACTAACTCCCTGATTCTGAATATTCTCTTGTGTGACTGTCATTGTTGCAGTCACTATGTCTGACTGGTTAAACCTGTCGTCATTCCAAGCTATACTCAAATTGGGTTGCCTCTCACCGTAGTCCTGGAAGTTTGTACGCACCGTATACAACACTGTATCGGTAAGTCTTTGCCCCTTACTATCTGTTCCTGACATAACCCTGGTTAAAAATGCTATTCCGTCAGCCTCATCAGCCTTCTGATATCGCTGTACCCTAGCACTCTTAACAAGAATTATTTCTAGGTTATCTTCTATTCTATCTCTTAAACCTGTAGCTACTGGTGTACTATCTGTAACAACTGGCTGTATAAATATAGCCCCGTTAGTTGACACGTTCTGTGGCATTTCATCGGGTTTCCCATAGTAGTAATGAATTACCTTCCCACTACCCTTAGGGCCTAACACGTTTTCTAAATCTTTGAGCAATGCTCTTATTATTCTATCCATTAAAACACTTTCTTAATTATTTTACCTACATAATTACCAAATACTATTCCTATGGCCGCCCTCGACTTACTAGAAGAACTTAATATAGTCCTCTTAGGTATTTTACCTGTACCAAACTGATGGTACGGTGCATAACTCGTAGGATTAACCACAGTTGCTGTATCTCGTGATACAGACTTAGTCTTAACAGAATCCCTTAATTTACCACTTCTCACCAGTATCGGTCTATTAGCTGGATAGCCCTGTGAGGCTCTCTGCTTCCTTGTACCAGCACTCAAAGGCTTCCATGAGACATTATATAGAAATCCTTGTCTATCAAAATTTCTCTTTGATTCATTCTCTATAATCTTTGCAGACTTCTTTAAAGGTATTCTAAAGTCTTGCATTTCCGATGTCAGCTTCTTTAATTTTGTAGAAAGTCTTTTCAAGTCTCTTTTGTTGAAAATTAACTCTGCCATATAATATTTTTAAATGAGCTTAACCTTGTACTGGTGGTACTGACTTATCAGCACTCCCTGCCTGTCTCCTATCTGCGTCTAATTGGCTTTCTTTAAACCTTACGTTCTCTTCTGTAATATCGTATAGCCTACCTGGGATTCTTCCCCCATCAGCAAACAATACTCCGTCCTTTATATTACCTATATCTTTTCTAGGTATAATATTTCCGTTATCATCAATCAAAACGTAGTCTCTTGTACATATCATTCCAATCTCTCCTCTTTGGTATATTCCTGCACCGCCTGCATCTGTATATTCCTTTTCGTTCTTTCCTAGTAATTGTTCGTATAAAGCGTACCCATCAACTGAGGATTCACTTGCTACTACTCCGTAATTCCTTATTAAGAGTAATGCTGAAGCTAATCTATTAGTCAGACTTGTTAGTACTGATGGTGTTGGTGTAATAGGTAACTCATAACACACTGCTAGTCTTTGATTAACTATAGACTCTGCTTGTAGTCTCATATCCTCTATTTGTCTAGAATCAATGGGAGAACTTGCATACTCCGCTGTTAATGAAATACCTGCGTCTGGTGCTGCATCTAATGTAACAGCTCCTGTATCTACGTCTATTGAGGATACGTTCATTCTAGAAGCTCCAAATGTACCTGAAGATCCTGACCACACTTCAATATCACTAACCCCTGCAACAGTAACACCAGTCCCAAAATTAGGGACTAGCTTAACTCTATCATCAGTTGTTAGAAAGAAAGTCGTAGACCCTCCATCTGGACTATTAGCAAACGGCACTCTTGTAAAGAAATGCTGAAAACCTGATTCAGTCCTTATCTTTTCGTGTGTTGTTAACATACTCTACTTCTTTCCTTTTTTAACTTCCTTTTTAACTTCTTTTGTTTCTTTCACTGGCACTACGCTGATTATATGTAAGTGTCGTAGAAGTTGCTCCATTGTTTCTTCTGTCTCCACTATACTTGTTTCAACAATCTTTCTATCACCGTCTGTGTATTGTGTAATTTCAAATTTCATGTTGTGTTGTTAATAAATTAACTACTAGGAGGGGCCGAAGCCCCATCCTAATGTCTTAGACATTATTATCTAGGTAATACTTGTCTCTCATTGTCTGTACCGAATCCACTATATGTACTTGATCCGTGCATAAATGCTGATCTCCAGTCGCCTGGGTTCCAACCAAATCTACCGAATATTCCGTAAGCATATTCATTTCTCCAGAATCCTGCGTCTGACTCTTCAAGTAATACGGTAAATTCCATATTGTCAAAGCCAGGGCTTGTCGTTGAAGACAAAACCTTAATAGGCTTCATAGAAGCGTCACTTAAGTCCATAGCTACCCATTCAGATGCTCCGAATCCATAGTCTGTAGCCATAATGTTAAACGCACCATTGAACACGTTTTGTGTCATTGTACCTTTAACTGTAGATGCTTCAACTGTGAATTGTGAGTTAGCAAGTTCTCTTGCACTCTTGTGGTTAACTGAACCTCTCTTAACTACGATATCTGTAAGCCTCATTCCGATAACCTTACTTCTATCATTTGTTAATTCAGCAAAATGCTGTTCGGCAATTTGTACTGTAGTAGCGTCAACTTGTGATCCACCATAGTTAATATTACCTTGTACTGATCCATGTGTAGCACCTGTTGTGTCTGTATACACGTGGTTAACATCAAATAATGATGCTGTGTCAAATCCTTCTACTGATACTCCGTCTCTCAAAAACTCCCATGTTTCTCTTTGTACTGAAACTTCTGCGGCGTTTCCGAAATTAGTTATCTTGTTTCTCAAAATTCCTCCTGATTGATCATCATCGATTACATGTCTCTTTACTGTGTGGGTCATCTCCCAATCATCTAAATGTAATGTTTGACTATACTCAAAGAATGTTTGAGGTTGTCTTTCTCCTCTGAATCTCCTTAGATTGCCTCTGTCGCCATAGAAAACCTCATCTTTAGCTGATGATGTAGTAGGTACAACTTCGATCATTGTTCGATATGCTCCGTCTGTTGCTGCCTCTCTACCTTCATCAAATGCTACTTTGAGATCAACCTGTAATGCTTCAGGGAAATCAGATTTTACCATACTCATAGTTAATCTTTAATAAATTTAATATATATAATGTGCGATATCCTAGAAATTAGGATGTATTGAAACTCCTCTTCCACCTACTGCTTCGTCAATTCTAACTCTGTATGTAGATGTTGTTGGTATTCCTACAATCTCTCCTACTGCTAGGGAAGGTACTACTGCTGAAATTCCTACTGTTCCGTCATCGATTCCATAAGCCTTAAGGCCAATGTGACTTGATGCTCCTGTTCCGTTTGCTGCGAATGTAAACTCACCTGTCTTCCATACGTCTAGAAGTTCATTACTTGAACCTAGTCCTGCTGAAAGATCTACTCTGTTTCCAACAACGCCTAAAAAGTAGCCGTTACTAGAACCTGCTGAGGTTAGTGGTACAACTCCTGTACTTGTTGCTGCTCCTGTTCGTGTGAGTAATGCACCTTTGTAATAGGTAAATCCACTTGCACCTGAATAAGGAACCAATTCACTTGGTTGTCTCTCAAATTGTCTATCTGCTGCTAATGCTGCCATGATATTGGTTTAAAAAATTAAATTACTTCTTTGCTGAAAGTTCTTCTGAAGTTTCAACTATTCTGTTTCGATGTTGTGCGAACCACTCATCAAATTCCTCTGCTGTTTTCTTAGCATGTGTAGGTAACTTCCTTAAGTCTTCCTTCAACTTTGCTTCAGCCTCTTGCGCCTTGTCTCCCTTTTCTGTATCAACACCAACTTCTTCAAGATTCACCACTGATGGTGCTTTCTTAAATAATTGAGCTAATAGATCAGATGCTTCAACAGTAACCTCTTCCGAGAGTTCTATTGTCTTTGCGTCTGATAAACTTAAGTGGAGTGCCTTGTATGCTTCCTCTTGTACTGGTAATAACTTACCTGCACTTAAGAGCATATCGTAAGATTTTTCTGTCTTACCTTCTGCTAACTCGATTTGAGCTTTATTAAGCTTTTCTTCAAGTTCTACGATTCTTGCTGCTTCTCCCTCAGATGTAACAACTGCTACTTCTTTAGGTTCTACAACTTCCTCGGTTTCCTCTGCTTCCTCTTTTGGTTCGGCTTCTGTCTCTACTGCTTCTTCCTCTTTAACCTCTTCGGCTTTCACCTCTTCGATCACTTCGGCTTCTTCAGCTTCCTCAGTCACTTCTTCTTTAGACTCTTCTTTGGATACTTCCTCTTCCTTTACTGGAGCTTCTTCCTTAGTTTCTGCTACAACTTCTTCGACCTTAGTCTCTTCTGTTGTAACCTCTTCTAATTCGATCTTCTCCTTTTTAGGTTCGGTTTTCTTTTTAGTCATACTTACTTCGTCTGACAAGTTAATTAAAATATTATCATTTTCTGATAATGCTAAAAATGGGGCCATATCTTTTATGTATGGACTTATAACTGCGGCCACATGGTTTAGTACTGACCCTATACTCTTTCCTGTTGTCTTGTCTATATAGTTGTTATCTATACTTACTGACACGTCGTTGTAACTATCTAATTCCTTTTCGTCTATCTTCATATCCGCATATAACTTATTGCCTTCTCTAACTAACCCTTCAATGTTCTTATTAAGTATTAATGCTGGATTCTGTTCTGCTTGTGTATTCTGAATATGACCTCTTAATACTGGTACAAATGGGGTCTTCTTATAATTGCCTATTAATTCATCTATCTTGTCTGTAGTCACCTTTAAAACTCCTCTAGGAGCATTTGGATGCTTCCACTCTCCTACCCTTAGTATCTCTTTCCTGTATAGTTTCTTCATAATAAGTTGTTTATATATTAAAAAAGGCCGCTAACCAGACGTATTTAAACGAATGATTAACGGCCTCGATTTGCATAACTTGGCTGTTATATGTACTTACATTGTATAGCTAGTGAATTTGAGTGTCAAGTGAATTAGAATGTATACTTAATAGACTCGCTCCAACGATAGCGGCTTGGTCTTGTACTCCAGTAACCTTACCATTGTCAAAGTTGATAACTATTCTACTTCTAATCCTTTTGTCTATACACTCGTCCCACTTCTTAAACACATACGCCTTGTATGCTTGTTGAAGTTCTTTTTCTATTCTTTCCTCTCGAATCTTTCGTTCCATCTTTGTATTGCTTCCTTCATTCCAAACTTAGATGCGTGGTCTTTATTCTCTTTAATACTCTTCTTAGTGAAATTGTCTTGCCCTACTTTCTCTCCTAATAGTTTATCCCAGTCTATGAACTGATTTACTGTCTCTTGTAAGGCCCCTACACGTCTCACAACGGGTATAGAACCACAATACTGAGCCTTGATAGCATTTAAACAAAACAACTCGCTCTGTGGGTTGTTAAGAGGTAGTACCCAGTATTCACTCTTCCAGTACATTTCACACATTTTATCGTTACTAAGTCTACCAACAAGCTCAACCCCGTCCTGTTTAAGTAGTTCTGTCATTTTCTCTTTCCATTTAGCAAGTGCTGGGTCTCTTTTAACCATTTCGTCCATAAACTCCCATCCGTATGTAATGTATAACTTCTTAAGTCCTAGTTTCTTCTTAACCTCTAGCCATTTGTCTAACACTTCTTCTAATCCTCTATCGAAACTTGAGCAATATAGCATTGTACCTTCTTCTTGTTCTGCCTTATTTCTGTCTAGTCTGTCTGTGTCTACCCATAAGTAATCAGAATCTATCTTATCAGTCTGTGGTTTCATTTGGGACTTGTGGAATTTGCTTATTGTTAATACTTTATCTACTGAATCTAGTTCGTGTTGCAACCACTCAGGCTCTACTTCCATAGACCAATGTATCTTAATAGGTGCGTTGATAGACTTATCTAGTATATGTTTAGCCTTAAAGGATATAAACACGTCACTCCTTAACCATGCTCTGAAGTCTTTATGACCCTTGTAGAACACTCCATCGAATGTACCATGCTCACCGTTATGGTATACGTATACTTCGTAGTCTTTCTTCTTAGCCATCTCCCTTGCAAACTCTATTAATTTTTCTTCACTTCCTCCTATACCTGTTTCTAAATCCCTAGCAGTCCAATTAGTACTTACTAGGTTAGTATATATTGATATTCTCTTTATCATGTTGTTATTGATTAAATTATCTAGGCTTCCACATAATACATAACTGCTCGTCTCTAACTGTACTTTCTAATATCTCTCCGTAGTTTTTAACAAACCTCTCTAATTCCTTTTTAGTATAGAGCCTTACATGTTCTTGGTTTCTATCAGCGTCATCGTGTCCGTGTCTGCCATCAGCATCAGGTGTAGATATCATTATTATCCTTCCTAGCTTAGAAAGCTTTCTCATAACCTTCTTAGGATCTGCAACATGTTCTAATACTTCTAACATGCTTACTGTATCGGCTTTAATGTTTTCCTTTACATCTTCCACAAATGCTTGAACAAACCCTGCTTTCAATCCGTATTTGACTGCACGTTCCTGTGCCTTAGCTATTGAGTCTTTACTTGGGTCTACTCCAACACATGTAATACCCTCTGATTGTAGGGTTAAACATAAGTACCCATCCTTACAGCCAATATCTAAATGGTCTCTACTATCTACTTGGTGAACCTTCTCCCTTACCCAGTCTACTCTGTCTAATACTTTGTGTGAGTGTAGTACAGCCTCTTCTGTCATGAAATTGCCGTCTGATTTACTGTAGTACTTTCTATTAGCTTCTACTTCTTTTAGTTTAGTGTTTTGTGTATCCATTATTTAAATATTTCAATTAAACCATAACTACCGTCTTTAGCCATCTTCTTAAAGGTATATCCTTTGAGGTCGCAGAATCTGTCTACTGAATCGGTTACTCCTTGATGTCCGTAGTCGTGTAGGAAGATATGGTCAGTTACTAAATCAACCATCATAAGTTCCATGAATACTACTGGGTATCTGTGGTCTCCATCGATAAAGCAGTAATCGAATTTGTTATCTAATACTACTGACAGTCCATCGCATCCTAATGATTCACTTCTAGTTATGTCTACATGCTCTATAACTTCCTTTAGATTCTCTTCCATCATTTCCTTTGTGTGTACATCGTATGACCAAGTACCTGCTTCTATAGCTCCTGACTCTTTGTCAAAGATATCTACTATATAATGCTTGTTCTTACTCTTTGTACCCTTTAAGATACTTGCGAATACATAACTGGTCATTCCCTTGTATGCTCCTATCTCTAATGTATTTCCCCCCTTGTAGAGGTCATTCATTCTCTCTGCTATTAATAATAACTCTTCTTTAAGCATCCTCTTGTCCTCATTGATTGTGAGGGCATCATTTACTATTTTTCCTAGATCCATACTTGTTCTTAAAATAATTTAACTTACCCCCTTCTTTTGGATATTTTTTTAGTTGCTTCTTGTCGATCTCGAAATCGTTGTTCTTATCAAACCTACCGATTCTAATATAACGAGGTCTCTTTGGTTCTTCCTTTAAAAGTTTAACCAACTCCCCCTTGGTCTTAGGAGTGTATACATCTATATTATACAGTGCATTCATTATTACTTCATCCTCTAGTGCAAAGTGTGTTGTACCAAGCTCTTCGTAGTCAAACTGAGTACCACACCCTATCATGGTGACTGGTACGTCCTGATAACATAGGTCTAGTTTAATCTGTTCCAACGCTCTAAGGTAGAAAGAACACATCGTATAAGTGAACACCTTCTTACCTGAGAGTGCTAATCCTGAGGCTATACCTATCATACTCTGTTCTGCTACTCCTACATTAATAAAATTATCCTTCATTTTCTTCTGTAAAGGTTCTAACACTCCAAACCCTACGTCTGCTGTTAGAAAGTAAGTGTCTTTGTCTAGTATCTCTAGTAGTGTTTTAGTTACTGTTCTTCTCATTCTTCTTTTCATTCAATTTAGCCTTCTCATACTGCTTTCTGTATTGCTTTTCCTTGTATAGTCTAGCCTTCTCTGTTTGTTTAGCTTTAGGCTTCCACTTCTTATAAACGTCCTTGTCTACTCCTGTATAGTGAGATGAAATTTCTCCTTCGTTATCCCAATCCTGACCCTTTTCTGAATAGTAAGCCCTAACTCCTTGTGGCAACATCTCCTCGTTAGTTTTACTGAATCCTTGTGATCCATTAACATCTACAATAGGGTATATGTTTTTTATATCTAGCTTCTGTATTATCTTTAAGGCTTCCATAACACTACCCTCATCACACTCACCGTCTCCCATAACAACCCATACTTCTTTTTTAGGGTGTGCTATTGCGTACCCCATACCTATTGCTAATCCATGTCCTAAGCTTCCTGTACTTGCATACACTCCATACTCAGGCATTAAGGTACTGTGTGCATTTAACCCCCCGTCTTGATCGTAGCTCTCTAGCTTGTCGTCTGGTAGTTTACCTAATTCGTTTAGTATAACGTATTGTGCTAATGCTCCATGACCCTTAGATAGTATTACAATAGGGTCTTTCCTTGTATTGTAGATAGTACAGAGTACGTCCACACAGGATAATGCACTTCCTATATGACCCACTCCCTTATCCCTACCGATCTTCATTATTCTGTCTTTGATTTTAAAGTTGTTTAGTTTCATAGGTTCTCTTTATTCAATTTAGATAGGTGCTTATCTAGGTATTTATCAATCACGAAATTATCTTCTAGACCTGTTATACTAAATCTCACTTGTTCATGGAAGTCAAACCCTTTCGTGAAGTCTATATTAATGGATGATGCTTCACTAACCAACGATTTAACAAGTACTTCCAATTCATTAAGTGTTGTAGTCTCATTAACATATAATATATCTCCTTCAAAGGTAGCTTCATAAGGGACCATGTCTTTGTATCCATTGTTGTATTCTGGTGGGTAATCTATAGCAAGTGTTGGATAGTCTTCTGAAATACCTGATATACATGTACCAACCTTACCATTGATCAATTGCCAATGCAGTCTACCGTGTTGTAATACATAATCTGTTACCAGTACCGTGTTCATCTTTAATTTCTTCATAGGTTTAATAGTTTTTTCATTTTAGTTAGATCTGCAGTCCAGTATGATCTCTCGTATTGATTCTGAGGATATGTATTCCACTTCGAGTTCTCTAACTTAGATGCCTCTATATCAGATGAATCAATTATAGAAACACGCATATTACTCTGTACCATATATTCACCTGCCAAGTTGATTATCTCTCCGTATAAGTGTTTAGCATGTAACATTCTTTCCACTGCCTTAGCAATATCTTCTACTGGTATATAATGTCTAACATCTTTATGATGCCCCCATTTATCCACATCTTTGAACAAGGACTTGAAGTTACTTCCACCCTTACCCCACGCACTAAAGATTCTTAGAGTATTAAACCCTAGCTTCTTTGCGTATAACGTTGTGGATAACTTAGCTATACCGTAGGCAGTGTGAGGTTCGCACATCATTTCCTCATGCATAGGCTCGTACTTAACTCCGTACTCTGAACTACTTCCTATATTAATAACTCTTATTCCTCTCTTTTGACATTCGTTAAAGAAGTTACAAGACATTTCTGCAAACTCTAAGTGTTCTGTTGAGTGTAGGTCTTTCTTAGGCCATGCACAATGTATAACTACTTCTACGTCTTTGTCTAATAGCTTCCAATCTTCATTCATGAATTGCTTAGAGGATAGGTTTTCTATGTTGTATCCTAACTTACCTAGAAACTTCCATACATGACCTCCTACAAACCCTGTCCCTCCAGTTATTATTATATTACCCATTCTGGATTCTCCATACTAAATTTAATTGTTTTCTCTAAAGACTCCACAAAGTTAAACGGAGGTGTCCACCCTAAGTCTGCTATGAGTGTTCCATCTACTGAGTATCTTCTATCGTAACCAGGTCTAATTGTTTCTGCTTGTATAAACTTATGCTTTAATTTCATGTCCATTAGTCTCGCTGTAGTCTGAGCTATTTCAAGGTTGTCTAGTTCTATCTCTCCTGGTACGTTAACCTTCAATACATCAAAGTCTCCCTTTAACATAAACAGGACAGCGTCTGCACTGTTCTTAGCGTATAACCAATGTCTTGTACCTAACTCTTTACCGTGTTTATGTATAGTCATCTTCTCACCTGCCAGTATAGTCTTAATCGTTTTGGGTATCATCTTCTCAGGGTCTTGTCTTTCCCCGTACATGTTCATTGTTCTCATAATCAATACAGGCACTCCGTATGTTTCTCTCCAAGCATGACAAGCCATTTCTCCTGAAGCTTTACCTGCTGAATAAGGGTTGCGGGGCATAAGAGCGTCTCCCTCAACGAATGCGTAGTCATTAGAAGCGTCCCCATACACTTCATCTGTAGAGTAGTATAAGAATCTCTTAAGGTTAGGTTGGTGGTCTTTAGCGTAGTTAAGCATATTGACTGTACTGTCTGCGTTGTTAATGAATACTTCTCTTGGTCTGTTAATTGAATCGTCTACATGAGAGTCAGCAGCCATATGAACTATGTAGTCTACTTCCCCTATGTGTCTATGAATACTGTCTAATGGGTCTAAGAGGTCGTGTCTAACTATCTTAACTCTTTTCTCAAATTCAGGATTTAATATCTCTTGTATCCTATTCAAGTTTCCTGCCCTTGCCATTTTAACTAAACATACAATATCCCAGTCTGTATTCTCTAATAGATACTCTAATACATGACTCCCTACGAATCCTGCAGAACCTGTGATCAACGTTTTCATAAGTATTCACTCATAAAATTAGTTATTTGCTCTTTCATATACTCTCTCTCTTGTTCTCCTATTGCTGGGTGTACTCCTATCCAGAAAGCGTTCTCCATCATTCTATCACTTACTGATAGGTCAGGGTGTGCTTTATACTCGAACCTACCACTGCTTAGTACTGGTTGTTTAGTTATATTACCACAAAACAAAGCCCTACTTTTTATGCCTGCTTCGTCTAGGTATAGTTCCAACTCTCTCTTCGTGAATGGTGCTGCTTCTGACAACTCTACTACATACCCAAACCAACTTGGATTAGCACCCTCATAAACCTCTGGCATAACAAACCAATCCTTATACTGTTCAAACACTTCTTTTATATATTCATGATTATATCTTCTTGCTATAGTGAATCCATCTAATCGTTTCATTTGTTCTACTCCTATAGCAGCTTGTATATCTACCATTTTGAAGTTAAACCCAAAGTTAGTGTATGTATTCTTGTGGTCGTACCCGTGTGGTAAATCCCCGTGCTGTTGGTCGTACCTATGTCCACACACATTATCTTGAGCAGGGCCACAAAAGCAGTCCCTCCCCCAGCTAACCATTGATTTAATGGCCCTACTTAGAATAGCGTTGTTAGTATAGACAGCCCCACCCTCTCCTGTGCTTATATGGTGTGCAGGGTAGAAGCTAGATGTTCCTATATGACCAAACGTTCCTGTTCTCTTGCCGTTCCACTCAGAACCTAAAGCATCACAATTATGAACTAAAATATTATTAGCAACAAACTCATGCTTCTCCTCTACTGTTAAGTTGTATACGTCTTGAAGTCCACCCGCATTTCTTACTACAATATTTTGCTCTTGTTGGGAAATAAGTTTTATAAGTTTTTCCGCAAAAGATACACGATGTATTATATTGTGCTTTGTTCTTCCACATCTCTTTTCCATGTTTCTTGTGCCACTCCCTACCTTCATCACTGCCATGCCATTCTTTCGCACCCTCTCTAGCCTTTTCCAGATTAACCAAAACCTTTTTAATGTTTTCTGGTAGATTTGTGTGCTCACTATGGTGTTTACCAGTTTCCATGAGCTTAAGATTGCCAATATCATTGTTAAAGGGATTACCATCCTCATGGTGTATAGAGAAGCCTTTAGGGATTTCTCCAATGGAGTCCCTGTATACCTGTCTATGTAGTGAATCTCTTTTCTTTCCACCCCCATGCCAATAGTACACAGCAAGGTGTCTTCTCTTAGAATCGGGATATCTTTTATAATCTTTTCCTCTATATTGTATAATTTCTGGTTCCATACATATATCTTATCAGATGTACTGAGTTTGTCAAGTGTCTTAACTCCTTTTGGGGTAATTATTGGGTGATCTGGTGTCCCAACTAAGCCTAGTTTCTGAATAACTGATTTCTTACCAGTCATTTTAGTATCTTTAACTGGTTTATATCCTTGTGATGTCATAACCATATCCCCAACTTCAATCTCTGCTATTGGTATATATCCATCTATTGTTAGAATTGATGTCTCTGCAGTAAAACAATTATCTTCTATGAGCGTTAGTTCATGTTCTTCACATATATCTCTTATCTCGTCTATATTGAAAGGATTACCCAGTGTGTGAGCAACCATAATAATCTTAGTCTTGTCTGTTATCATTTCTCTGACTTGTTCTGGATTGATATTGCCAGCTCCTTTTTCTACGTCTACAAATACAGGCACAGCCCCAGCGTATATAATAGGACTCACTGTTGTTGGGAAGCCCATTGCTGCGGTGATAACCTCATCACCTTGATTTAAACGTCTGTTCTCTGGAACCATTTCTGAGGTCATAGCCATAAGAGCAACGAAATTAGCACTTGATCCACTATTAACTAGGGTTACATGTTTAGCGTCTAAATATTCTGATAATTGATTCTCGAAAGCTATAGAGTGTTCACCGTGGTTTCTACCCCAAGTCTCTGAGGCTCTTACAATAGCCTGTTTTTCTTCCTCTCCGTGTACAGGAGCTGAAGGTTCTATAGTCATTCTATTTGTCATTCTACCTATATTCTATCCCAAAACTTAGACAGTATCAAGGTCTCCATCTTAGCTACTTGCATATCCATTGAGTACTTTCGTACAGCCACATTTCCTGATGCTACAATCTTATTGGTCTCTTTAGGGTTCTTTAATGCTAGGTCTAGTTTCTCTTTAAGGTCGTCAAAGTCTGTCCAATATATGAAGTGTTTACCATTCTCAAACCCAAGCTTCTCTATAAGGTCTGTGTCTAATCTCTTCTGTAGTAATAAACACCCAAACCCCATTGCTTCAAAGAATCTGTTGTTGAGTATGTTATCCCAAGGTTCTGTTGGTTGATTAACTACTATTTTAGCACCGTGCATTACCCCTCTGTAATCTTCTTCTGTCTCTGCTATACCTGTGAAGGATTTATAATCTTTTAATAACTCCCATAACTGTACTCTCTCATTACTGTTGGCGTGTCCTATCATAGCCACATCGTACTTAGTACTAACTGCTCCTTTATAAAGAATAGGTTGTGCGTAAGAGTCCATATAAGTAATAGGAAGTAAATGACTTTCCACTCCGAATTTACGAAGTAATTTAACACCATGCTCATAATTACTACTAAACACCATATCAGCCTTTCTAGCTATGTTTAAGCTCCTCTCAAGACCTCCTGGCATGTGAGCATCCATACTCCAGAACACTGTAGGTTGTGTTACTTTACCTATTTTATCTGAATAGTCTTCGGAACAGTCTACGAATATAACTACTTGAGTGTCTTCTGGTATGAAGAATTTGTTCCTGTCTACATGGTGAACCATATGGCCTAATCTACTAAAACTCTTAGCCACCCATGTGGTCATGTTACCGTATCCCTCTTCTTGTCCTACTATTGATATAATCATTCTACTTTTATTCCTGTTATCCCAAACCCTGGGTAATTGTGTATATTAGGTAAGTATCTTATTCTCTTAAATCCTATTTCTTCTAGTAATTCTCTTAATGTGTCTTTATTGTACATTGCTTTATGTATACCATACTCATTCTTTTGACTCCCATAGAGTAATCTTGTTGCCCATTTAGGGTCGTCTTTATATAATTCTACTGTACCCTCTAGGTCTGGAACATCTAAGTGTAGTACCGCACCCTTCTTAAGTAGTTTATACCAGTATTTAAGTAAGTCTTTGCCCTCTTGGAATGAAAAGTGTTCAAACACCTGTACTGCTAGTATGCCAGATACCGACCTTGGTCTAAAAGGTAACTCTCTAATATCTGCAAACATATCACAAACCACTTCCTTATGTTGTAGTCTGCCTGACATAAAGTCATCCCTTTGTACATCGTCCTTATAGTAGTTCTCTAATGTAGTCTTATTAACCTTTACTAGATCAGGTCTGTTAATGGCTAAGTGTGCGTCTGGGGTCTCTATATCAATATTACAAAAATCTGGGAGGTAAATTGTCCCATTAGCTAGGTGAAGCATCTTCTTCATTATGAAAGTATGATAAATTTATATCGTTGTACGGATACTTGAAAATCTCAAAGTTAGCGTCACCTCCAAATTTGGCTACATACTTCTGGTAGGCTATTTGTAACCTTTCTATTGGGTTGCCTATCGTGCCAGAGTAAGGAGGGTGGTATTCTAATACTACATCAGGCTGTATCCAATCGTAACCTGCTAGTTTAGCTCTGTATATAAGGTCTCTTTCAACAAACTCACAAGGGAACTGCTCGTCTGCAAACCCTATGTCTTCTATAACACCCCATGGCATTAGGAAGGTTGCAGGGTCTTTAGGCTCGTTCTCTGTTAACGTTTTAGTGTACCTTCGTTTACCCTTCTTCTTCTTGAACTCACTATAGTCTCTGGTTACCTTGCACGATATAATACCTGCTTTAGGGTTGTCTTGAGCACACCTTACCATGAAGTCTATACACTTAGGGTCGTGTTCTACATCGTTGGCTGTTATTAGTAGGTAGTCGTACTCTGTACCCACTTTATCCTTAAGAAATACATTCCATACTGCGGCTACTTTGTTCTTATACTTCTTATAGTCTTCCGTTATCTTTAGGTCGTGTGATGATACTAAGCTGTTTAAAGCCCTCTTGGTCATATCCTTTTGTTCCTGTGTGTCTAACACTCCAGGGAGCAGTGCCTTAATCTTCATTCTTAGTCCTCGTTAAACAATTTATCCCAATCCTTTGCTAATGCTACTATATCATATTGCTTTCTTGCCCATTTCATCATAGGTTTACGTTTAGCCTCTAATTCTTCTTGATTGCTTAGTAAGTGTATAACAGCGTCAGTCATTTCGGATAACTCTACCTTAACTCCGTGTTTACTGCTTACTGTTTCCTTAAGTGCTGCTTCTGGTGTACATACTGGTACGGCTCCCATTGCTTGTGCTGTCATAGCGTTAATACAACTTATCTCGTAAAAGGTAGTAGGGTATAACCATATTGAACTCTCCGCAAACTCTTTATACAGTTCATTCTGAGTTACTCTACCTAGCTCTTGTACTCCCTCAAGTCCTGCGATGGTTTCTAATACACTGCTCTTGTGTGCTTTCATTTGGTCTCCCTGTGGTGTGTTAACTCTTCTTTCCATCATAGCATCATAAGTATTCCACCCGTAAAAGATCTTTAGTGTAGCCTCTGGTATTGCTTCTTTGATTGTAGGCCACATTGCTAACAGATTGTCTAATCCCCTGTCGTAACTACTTGCGTATATCATTTGGTAGGGGTTTCTTTCTTCAGCGTTCTTATCCCCATACTCGACTGCAAACTTATTAACAGCGTTCCTTGTTTGCCAGAATATACTGTCGTCTTCTATATTATGATTGGCTTTAATAATCTGTTTGTGTGAATCGCTTAGTATAATAGTCTTATTAGGTGTATAGAAGTGTACAGGTTCTAAATGGTCTCCATACTCTGTGTCGTGTAACCATAAGTATTGTTTAGTAGCGGCTATTACCTTAGCAAAGATACCTGGGTTTCTTAGTGAGATAAATACATCACACTTCATTTCAGGCTTCCACTTACTGTGGTGTTCATACAACACTCCGTCTATTTCTTTGCCTATAGATTCTCCTGGTTCTCCGTAGATAGTTACCTTATTACCTAAGGCTGCTAATTCTCTGGATAATTGTATGGTCATTCCTTCACTGCCTCCAATACCCTTTTCTTTATCTGCGTTACCGTCCCAAGGCTCATAATGAGGCCCTGCGTATAGGATAATGTTCTTAGACCCTTCAAATTTCACATGGCGGGTCTTTCTCTTATAGTCTGCTTGTATTTCTTGTATAAAGGCTCGTACTGAATCATCTTCCTTAAGTGCTAGTGGTATTGCTGTATGTACTCTGTCTAGCATAGGATAGTCGTTGGTGTCTTGTATATACCTGACTAACGATCCAATACCCTGAATAGCTTTCTTTCTCTTAATCTCTAAGTCTATCTGTCCTCTAGTGGATTTATTAATAGCCATTGGTGAAATCTTTACTATCTCGTCTGACATGGCCTTAGCTTCCTTCATCATACCTACCTGCATGTAAGCGTGTTCTAAGAGCTTCCTAGGTAGCAAGTGAATCTCCATCTCGTTCACGGGTGCTATTGTGTTTCGTACCTTAACTTCAAGTGATTGTTTTGCAAGTCTGATTGTATCCTCCCACTCTCCTTGAATTGAAAAACACTGTGCTAATAGTAAGTAAGGTTCTGGAGTGTTTCTGTCTAGTTTCTTTGCTCTGTATCCGTATATGATAGCCTTCTCTATGTCCCCTAATTCCAAGTAAGACTTACCTGTATTAATAATAACCTTGAATAATGTCTCTATTGGGTACTTGTCTTTTCTTTCTTCTAGTATTATCTCGTAGTATTTAATAGCCTCTTTGTGTTCTGCTCTCTCCCAATGGTCAAAGGCTAGGTTGTGTAGCATGTTGTCGTCAAAGTTCTTTATACCCTCTTCTTTAAGCTGTTGTAGCATAATGAGGTGGTTTCTTCTTCCCGTATTGATTGATTCAAATGGTGTCCTTAAATGTTCTACTATCACACTACCCTCTGGAACGTCTGTTACTTTATGCTCCCCTTTTATCTGATAGTTTTCATGTACTCTGTTTGCCCATTTACCCTTTAGTCTAATATCAATGATACGTTCTCTCTTTTGGGTTACTGCTCTTAATCCTCCAGGCCCTTTAGCGTATACGTAAGTCATGATAGCGTTGTGTATCCCATCCTTGTCCATGTTCTTGATAAGTTGAGGAATGTTTCTTGCTCCTTTGAGAATATCGTCTGTGTCTAACCAGAAGGCAAAATCGTGTCCTGACTTCTTAGCCATATCGAAACTGTTGTTTCTAGCTTTAGCAAAGTCTCCTAATACTTTCTTTCCGTCTATCTCTACATACTTATAACTCTTGCCTACGAATCTCTTTGAGGTTTTAAACTGTTTCTTGTTCTTCTTACACCACTTCTCAAATACTTCTACTGTTTGGTCTGTTGACCCTGTGTCTTGTAAATAATAGGCGTCAAACACCTTTTCCGTTGAATCTAGTACTCGTGAAATTACGTCTGCATTATCCTTTGCAATCATACAAAGAGCAATTGTTAATTGATCCTTAGCCATTCTATTGTTTTATAAAATTATTTCTCTTCCTTTGGCAACTTTCCGATACTAAATTGTACCTTCATGGAAAATGTACCATCATCACGTGCTATCCACACTGGATTAGCAACTACTTGGTGACCCAATTGATTACACAACTCTTGATAAGCTTGTGCGAATACTTGTGCTGGGGACTGCTTCTTGTCCTGAACTTCCTTCTTAATCTCTTTTTTGTTCTCTGACATAATAATGACTATAAAATTAACTAATTGATTATATCACATGCTCTTCTATAGATATATCTGCTTTAACCTTGTCTAATTTCTTAGCGTTTGCAGTGTTAACAATAACCTTCTTAATATATTCATCAATTAAATCTAACTTATCTTGGTTAGATAAATCTGCGAATACCTTTGGTTCTTCCTCTGTGCCGTGGTCTCCTAGACCTCGATCAAATAATGCTTCTGCACAATCTCCTACCACTGCTTGTATCTTAGTTGTTGTTGCTTCGTACTTAAAGCTAACCTTTGTTTTCCCGTCCGCTGTTGTAAATGTTCCCATAATAAATATATATAAAAATTAAATCATTCGTACCGTCTGTTATTGTTGTTGTTGCCATAATTTCTCCTTTTTAATTATACAAATGCTATTTCGTGTTCAGTTCCTGCACCATCTTGAAAATATAATTTATTGTCACTTTTAGTATACACTTTTCCGTAATTAGTAGTTGC